AAGGAAGTGAACCTGAGCTGGCAGATAGTGCCACGAGGTTGCTGGATGTGCTTTGATTGCTCCATACTTTTGGAACACCGCTGCCTTTAAGGCCAAGAATTAAATCTTCATTCATCACTGTGGCAGTTACTCCGCCTTGCGAAACAGTAAGACTTAAAGTTGAAAAGCTGGCCCAAGTTCCATTTCCGGAAGATCGATAAGCCTTTCCTGAATCAGTGACTGCTACAAAATACTCTCGCTTAACATTGCTTACTGTTGCCCAGTAATCATAGAGAAACACTACGTTCTCAGCAGCGGTACCACCTATTGCAGAGCTGTTGTAGCGAGTTTGACCGCCACGTTTCTTACGTGCCCCTGAAGTGGTGAAAATAATGTTATCCGCTATGGTGAGATTCTGTGGATCAAGAATCATCGGATCAACAGACGTGTTAAGTCCGCCGAGCCATGGGTATAGCGGTCTGTATTTTGTAATTCGGCCCATTAACTGTCTCGTAAACGAGGATCAAACTTGGAAGTGAGATTCTTTAAGAACGTACGTCGCTGTCTTGCGGGTGTGATTTGTGGATAATCAATGGTAGGAGAAAGTTCACCATCCATGGACTTCGACATGCCTTCAAACAAAGCTAAAGCTTCAGCACCTTTTTCATCATTCCGCATGTAGCTCCACATTTTGTACATTCCGTACCAATAGAGAAGCTGTCTAAATTGGATTGGAAGAAGAGGTTCGTCTGTATCCGATGAGAGCATCTCAGGAATTACGTTCGCATCTATGTATAAGGTGTATGCATCCTGTGGATACGGGAACAGAAGCATTCGAAGTGAGCTGCTGCTTTTGCCGAATATTGTGTAAGCACTCGCATAGTCCAATTGAGGGCCATACATTTCTTCTATACGACGGAACTCTTGAGGACCTTTGTTGCTTAAAGGTTGAGCATGGTGTTGGTGGTAAACCTGATAAACTTCTCTGACGTCATTATCGATCAGAACACTCTTTTGAAATACAACGCCGCTTGCGGACGTACTCGAAGTTCCTAAGAACCCCTTTTCAAGAGTGACAACATTCAAAGTAGCCGAAGAGACGTTATATACTTCTTCAAAGCCGGGTGTATAGAAAGCCAATTCGACACCGGCAGGAAAAGTGGTACCACTAGTGAATGTTACAGTTGTAGATCCGTTGGTTACTGTACAAGTCGCTTCAACAGCTGCATTCAGTTGAACTACAAATTGTTGGTCTAACCATTTTCGTTTTTTCCGTTGTGCAAGGATTTCGTAACCTTCGTTAACCCATCGATCTACTAACGTGACGATGTTCGACGCAGTCGTAGATTTCGTATCCAGAATTATTGCTGATCGAATGTTGGCAAGTGTTTTGTATTTGGAGCTAGGAGGCATTATTTACCTATCGTTGTTAAGTAGCGTAGTAGGGGATTTTACGACTAGTTCCGTTGATGTTGATAACAACAAACCCAACAGGATTCGCTGGTAAGGTATCAGCTCCAGCGGAAGCTCCTGTGGCGACAGAAGTGTTTATGCGATGAACCCCCGCCGTACCCGTTCCAAGAGTCACTTGCTGAGAACTATCCACAAAAATTCCATTCGTAAGAGTCCCTCCCGATGTGGCGGTTTGAAGCTCGAACTCGCCCCCATCGTTTCCTGCCACCTTATAAAGGTTCATCCGAACACAGTCCGTGCTCGTCGTGTTTCCATTGTTCCTAGGGGTGTGTGAAATACGAGATACCGCCGCTCCTGTCGCTGCCGCATTCGTATAGCGAATACTCATAATCCCCTGGTTCGAACCAGAATTTCCAATCACAAGGCCAACCTGAGAAGTTCCATCCCCCGCGTTCACGTATCGGTGAATGTTCAATAGATTCTGAGTACCCGTGTTGATGAGCGACATCGCGCCAGACGTAGTGAAATTTCCGGTGTGTGTTCCTGAAAAAGCCGCTGCGTCGATTGTCTTACTGGTCAAAGTATCCGTTGTGTCTCTTCCCACAAGAGTCGTTGTCGCCGTTGGAAGCGTGAGCGTTCCAGAATTTACAATCGTACTAAGACCAGTAATGCGAGTAACTGAAAGCGTAGATGTACTTAATGTCATTGCATTAACACCACCTACAGCAAAACCAAGTTGTTTAGCTCCTGCGCGATAAACTCCTAAACCAGACGATGCGATAGTGACGCCTGGGGCTGCTACACTACCAGCCGTAGAAACAAGAGTTCTAAGAACAGACACAGTAGACGTAGACCAAGACATAGTCGCTGAACCAGCGTTCGAAACAGAAATGGTATTAGAAGCGTGGTAAAAACCCCCGTTTGTAATAGAACTCCAACTATATGAGGGAGCTACGGCTGATCCTGGTTCTAGCCCATAGATTTGGCTGTAACATTGGAGTGTGCCATTAGCAATGCTGATGCCAAATCGAAGACCGCCGCCAGTTGATATTCCAATCGTTGTTCCGTCGGTATAAAATCCTGAGTTGGTTGCAGAGGAAAAGGAATAACTAGGTGACGAAGCTGTGCCGTTAGCAGCATGTAGCGTGCCAACGTTAGCAATCAATAGACCTGATGAATTGATCAAGACAGTCTCTTGACCATCCGGACCACGTGCAAACAACCTATTAAAAGCTAGGTTGTCGAAATGCGTATAATTGGTGGACATTGAGTCCTCTTATTTTAAGTAGAGATAAACGACCGAACTGTTCGTGATAGTGACATGAAGGCCGTCGCCAGCCTTTAAGCAAACATCGGCGTTGTGAACGTTTGAAGCTCCACTTTCTTGCCACAGAGTATTCCCTGAAGCAGAACCGCTCCTAACAGTTGCCGAAGCAGATGATGATCCAATGTATTTGATCGATTGAACAAACAAAGGTCCGCTAAAAGCGGCAGTGGTGTCGACTCGGATAACGTTTGCTGCGCGAGTATTTGCCATGACTATTTCTTCCCTTTAAGAGGGCCATGATTTCTCATTCCAGTAGGCCGTACATCAGGAATTCGAGTAGTAAGATCTGGTGCCTTGAAAGAAGTAGAGTTGCTCTTCATGGGAGCTTTGGTAGGCATGATCTTTTTGGAAATTGATTTAGGTGTTTTATAACCCTTCATGATTTTTCCTTAAAAAGTAAGAAGCAGGGCAGGCAAAAAGCCTGCCCCGTTCTAATAGGATTAAGCTCCAGCAGAAGCAGCGAGACCTCTCCACTTATCGCAACCAACCACTTGTCGGAAGGAAGCAACATAGTAAAGAACGCCAGCAGCCACGTCTTCGTGGGTCTTCGTGGAAAGTCCACGTCGATCGAAGATCTTGAGTCCGTGATCTGAGGCATCAGAAAGCATGAAAAATGCATCTGCGTCCGTGAGATACGGTGAGCTGATAACTGTCAAACCACCATCAGCACCAAGAGCGTTGATGTTGTTGTTTGCAGTTCCGGCCTTGTAAGGCGATTGGAAGATTTCGAGAGCATTGTGTCGCTCTGATTCCGAAACCAAAACCACCTTGGGCTTAATGAGCAATCGCTTGCCACGTGAGTCTTTCATTTCGCGGAAAATCTTTTCCATTTCAGCTGCAGAGCTGTAGCTCAAGTCAGCGGCAACAGATAAGATGTTGGATTGGTTACCAACTTGCGAAGGGTGATCGCTAGCAAAAATGGCTTTTCCGTCAGCTGATTTCTCAGATCCGAAGCCGTTATTGAAAACGTTCATTGCCAGCAAGATTTCGGTTTCTTTCGAAGAACGACCGAGTGAACGTGCCATCTTGCTGATAAGACCCCATCGATCATCTTCCATCATTTCATCAGAGATGCCGATTTTCTTCGCATATTTGATAAGCGAGAAATTCTTGCTGTATCCTTGATTGAAGGAATCCGAAGGAGCAATTTCGCCTTCGCTTGTAGCCGAGAACACGCCAAGAGAATCCACTTCTTGGGTTTGGACGAGTTCACGATCAGTCGAAAGCATTTGGAAAAGTTTGGAACGTGGGTCTTCTGCTTGCTGATACTCATCGAAGAAGAGTTCATCAAGAGCTGGAAGGGCATCAACGCCAAACAGGGCTCTAAAATTTTGTTCTAAATTAAGTGACATATTATTTCATTCCCCTTTTAGACGCCAGCCGTTCCAGGTGCGTTCGTGGTAGAGTTCAATCGAACTTCCACTCGTTGATAAACGCCAGATTCATTGCTGGGGTTATCAATGATACGAAGTAGACGAACGCCGTTTGAAGCAGTAGCAGCGGTGGTTGTGAGTACGTTTGCGGAAATACCAGTAGTGCTATTTGGAGCAGTTCCACAGTTAACCTTGTAAATTTGGTTAAGTGAGGTCGTTGCAATAGCAGCAGTCGAGTTGGATTGAACTTCGAAGATAACCGAAGGATCATCACAAACAGGGTGCTTAGCGATTTCAGCAGAAATAGTTCCAGTGTCAGCGAGAGAAACTCCAGCCCAGGGACCAACTGAAGTAGCGCTGGTAGAACGTACGATATATCCAGACGAATTCAACTCAACCAAGTCACCTCGGCCAATTCGTGCAGCCGAGCTAGCTACTTTGTAGTAGTTAACTTGGATAGTCGAACCAGAGAGGGCTTTGATCGGTCGGAAACCGAATGGAGCATTAGGATTAGCCATAAAAATCAAAACTCCTTATTGTTTATTCTTTAGTGAATTCAAACTTCACTTTGCCGCCTTTTTTCTTAAATTCGTGAGTGAGTCGTTCTTCCTCGGCGGCTTGTTGAGTAAAGAACAATTCCATTTGGCTCTTGCGAGCCTCATCTTTTTCTTCCTTCATGGCTTCATACTGATCGATAGGCATACGACCTAAAACTAAGTCACCGCGTCGTGTGACTTTGCCTTCATCGTTCTTATCGAGTTCGTATCCTCGAGGTTCGTAACCGTCTGTGTTTTCACTCAGTTTGGTTGCGTTTAACCATCGATAGCCAAATTTGGACTTATCGATATGTGCTGGGAGATCTACGAGGCTTCCTTTTTTGTAAGTAGTGCGCTTTTTCTCTGACATAAATTATTCTCCGTATCGATCTTTGTTAGATTTAATTCGCTCTTTGAGTTTCTTTGGATCGATTCCCAAGCGTGCTAAACTTTTCTCATTTAAAGCCGGTTCTTTTTCCTTCTTGCTTTCGCGAGGAGTGGAACCACCTTCAGCAATGAGTCGACTTCTACGTGCTTCATCTTTCAGAAGCTTTTCTTTAGTCAGTTGCTCAATCTTGCCAAGCTCAAGCGCTGCTAATTTAACAGCCTTAAGCGGAGCTTCAGGATCTCTCTGCAAATCGAAAGACCCGTAAAACTTGTCAGCAGCCTTATAGAATTCCTGATCGAAATTCTCAGACTCCTGATTCAACTCTGGAAATAGTTCCAAAGCTTTAGTCCAAGCTTGCTCTTGCGAGCTTTTTACACGGGCCTGCTCAGCTTGTTGAAAACGTGCGTCGACGTATCTTTTATACTCGGGCGCGTCTTCATCCACCGCCTCTTCGACTGATGGTTGTTTCTGAGTCGCAGATTGCTCAACGATTTGTACTAGTCGTGTGAGCTGTTCATTAATTTTCGAAAATTTGCGATTCATCTCAGCTTTCAAATTCTTTGTGAGATCTGGTTGCTGAGTTGATTCTGGCGAGGAATCTTGTGCAGACGAGTCCACACTTACGCCATCGATGGGTTCACCACCGATATCTTCGCTATTCATCTTTGGTTCCTTTTTACGAGTTAGGGTTTCTCGAACGAGCTTCCTCGATGAGTCGCTCTCTCGTAGCTTTTAACTGCTTGAGAGCGTCAACTTGGCCTCGGAGACGGGCATACTCCAACTGCAGATCAGCTCTTGCGAGATCGATCGTGAGCAGTCGGCTGACCAACGCTTGTAAGGTTTCATTTTCTAAAGAAGTTTGTGCTTGAAATAATTCAAGCCCATTTAGTTCTCTAAAAAACTTTGCTTTCAACGCGTCGTTCATAATTCAGTTTATCAGGCGGGATACCGAGGAGGGCTTAGCCGAGCTCGGGGTTCAGTTGCCCACCAGCTTGACCTAGATCAGACTGTTGTTGAGCAACACCAGCTGGAGCGCCTGCTCCTGCTGCTAATTGGGCAGATAAACCTAAGTTCATCATTCCTTGTTGGAGTGCTGGATTCGCTGCTTGTGCTTCGATCGCAGCTGCCATTTGCTCGTGCCATTGTTTTACTTCTCGATAGAGCGGGAGGTGCTCTTGAGTGAGCCAACTGAAGTCATCACTTTGTTCAAACTGATCGAAAAATGCGAGTTTCTCGGCGTGTCGGTCTTTCATGACAAGCGGGGGTTTTACTCCTGCGACTATCATGCTCAGTTCGTCACGTGCGCTATAGGGAGAATCGGGAGCTTCAGGGGCGCGAGTGATATACGCATCCACATCTTTGATTTCAAACTTCTGAAGAAGATTCTTGTAAGCGTTGTATAGGTTCTCTTGAGTAGCGATACCAGTTTGAAGCGCGATTGGGTTCGCAAGATTCTGCAATAACATCTGAGCAGTTTCACGTTCAATTGCTTTGTTCGAATTAATTGAATTAGCTGTTAACTCGAAGTCAGCTGAAAACCGAAGCGCCTCTCGATCTGTAAATCTTTTGTAGATATCTTTACCGTCCATGCCAGCAACTCGAATAACTGTTCCGAGCGGAAGTAAATCTTGGCACTGAAGATCAAGGATATAGAGGTTGCGCTTAAAGCCACGTTGGTAACGTTTGATGTGAATATCAATATTAGCGTTCAGTTCATTCACAAGCGCAGCTGTTCCGGTAGCGGTACGGGTAGCACCTTGTTGATTCACTTGCCCCATAACGAAACCAGTGATTCCAGACGTATTTTCAGCGTAACGAGTAACGGATGCTTCTTCTTGGAAGCCGTACGCAGTTCCACCGTTCCATCGAAGCACATTGATGTCTCCATTAGGATCATCAAGAGGTATACCCATACCAGGATTTAGTTTGAGGTTCGTGGGTTGAAGACCTGAAGCAGCTCGATAAGTAAATGCGGGAAGGTTTTGAAGCGTTCCGTAATCGAGACGTTGGTTATGGATATAATCGATCTCATTATTCAGACCGTAAAGAAGTTCTCCGAGACCTTTTCCATCTGGAGTGAAAAGTTTTATCGTGAAGGGGCGTTTACCGCCAGGTCCAACTCGCTCGAGATAGGTGATACGGAGAATCTTCTTAGAGTTCTCGTCTTGCCACACAACCAGCTCTTCATCGATACCATCTTCGTCAATATCGTATCGGAGATAGCATTCATGAATCTTGTAAGTTGCAATACCAGCGCGTGAATTAAATTTATTGATTCCAGTGATGTGATCTTCAAGTTGCTGAAGCTCAGTGCTGTACATTGTAGGCACTTGGCCTGTAGGCATTGATGGTTCTTGCTTAATAAGCTCGTCAACAGTCGCTTTGTGAAAGAATCCAAGGCGTGAAGCCTTGATCATGTCACTCTTTGTGTAGTCTTGCATGTGATCTACGAGATCAGCTTTGTCTACATCCCAGAGTCTTTTACCGATAATCCAAAAGTCTTCCAGTTTAACTGTTTCAATGATTGGGCAATCCCAAATCACTTCTTCTTTTTCAACTTCCTTCTCATCGATGATTGGATAACCGTCTTCGTCTAGTTCCATTGGACGTCGAACAGTTTCTTCGACATCAACAAACTTGCGTACATCACGTAACCAATACTGCTTGGTAATTGCCTTACCATCAGCAGTGAAATTCATGATGTCTTCGTCAATAACTGAGTCCCAACCTTGTTGCATGTTGGAGTAATCATTAATTACCCAGTTCAATAACTCTTCTTTGTCTTCTTTTTGAACTTCGGGGATCTTGGTTCGTGGTTTGAGAGAGAAACGTGGACTGATATCCATCACTGCAGCGTAGATACGTGCATGCATCGCTTTGATGTTGGCGTAAGCCATAGGGACATGCACATCGTGTGCACCGTCAAACGCAGGATTCAAACCAGCAGAAACGAAATCCTTCCAAACCTGACGATATTTCGTAAGACGTCGAATGAATTCAACGCGATCGTTCTCGGAAAGACGAATTTGCTCAGCGATATAGTTACTAAGCTTCTTAAGCTTGTCAGGATTCTCTTCGAACAAAGCTTCGAGCTTCTTAGGAATGCGATAGCGCATGCTAAGAGCATGTGGTTTTTGTAACTTGGTATTGGGAGCGTCTTCTCTAAGCGCTCCACCACCGATGACTCCACCCTTATCAGAAGGACGAGTACGAGCCATGCTTGGAGTGGTCTTCGAAAGATCTCCAAGATCGGCAATACGTTCTTCTAAGCTCTTAGTTGCAAACGATTTGTCCGTGCTTTTAGGAGCTGGGTTCTTGATCGTGTTATCTGGCTTAGAAGTTCTTACTTTGTCGGCTGTAGCTGAAGGAATATCACCAAGTCGTCCAACAATAACGCTTCCACTACGTGGGGGAACCTTAGCTTCTACACCACCGCGCCCAACGTTGACTTGATCGGGAGGAAGATGTGGTTCAGAACGTCCGAGAACTGCGGAGCCGGAACGACTCTTGTTCTTCTTGTAATTCTTATTACGATAGAGCGCTGGATTTTTCGGTTTTTTTGGTTCGTCTGCCATGTGAGTGTGGGCCTTTTCTCAGTTTATCAAGGGCGACCCCGAGGAGCGGTCTTTAGAAGTCCTTGTTGTAAGGGGCTTTCCCCATAGTTGTGATGTAGTCGAGTGTTGGTGAGTGAATTGGGCCTGACATAACGATGTATCGAAGAGGATCGATCATATCGTCATTGATCTTACGTGGTTGTTCTTTAACCCCGGCAGTCTCAGGATTGCGGTAGTCCTGCCAAGCATAGAGTTCCATGTCAGAAATGGTCTCAGTACAGTTTTCTAAAAAGCGAAGTTGGTTGTTTTTGAGGAGGAGTTTGACCTTTTGGATCGAAGCTGCGACGTCCTTCTCTCCTTTTCGCATTGGGTTGGTTCGAATTCCAAAACGTGAAAGCTGATCAATGAAACTATCCCGGTTCCAATCGGTCCCTGCGCCTGAGTTATCAATTCGACGGCTAACAATGCGATAACCGTTAGCGCTTTCGAGGTTTTTCATGGCCATAGCGAGTTGTTCGATATCCCCTTCAATCTTGAGTTCGTTTAAAACCACAAGAATGTCGTCCGAAGTAACGCCTACATAAACAACGGTGTGTGGTTTGCGGGGGTGAGGATCGATTGCGCACCAGACTGGCCAATCTTCTGGCCAGGGCTGAACCATGAACACGTGATCACGTCGGTTGAACTCTTTGAAGACTCGTCCCTGAAGGTGAGCAAACTCACCGTAGAGACGCACCCTCTTCTCTTCATCAGTAAGACGCGCTTCAAAGTCTTTGATGAACTGCTGGCTTAAGTGCGGATTGTCGTAAGTGGAGCCTTGAACAACAAGAATGTTCGGATCTTTCTTCGAGATACCGGGAACGTAGATCTCTTTGTAGAGCCATGGTTCACTGATAGGTGTACCGGCTAAGACCACAAAATAGTCTGGGTTGTTACGCAAACCTCGAAACGCAGCTACCCACTGCGCACGGGGTGGTGGTTCGTCACAGAAAAGAGCGTCGATGTTTGAACCTTCGAACTTAGCTGGGTCCTGATCGTGAGAGTAGATGGTGGTAGAGGAGCCATCCTGCCAATCAAGGCGTCGGATGGAACTGGTGCCCAACTTATTGGGAGTTGGAAGGAGTGAGGGAGGGCACCACTTCTTAATTTCTTGCCAGTAATCTTCGGCCTTATCGAGGCCGGGTACAATCAACCAACTTCTAAATACTTTGGTGGTGTCTCTGTAGGGGTGTCTTCGCGTGTGCGTGTAGATGAGATCAATGGCAAGAACTGTAGTCTTACCAAAACCGTTACCTGAAAAAAGGGCTCGTATTCTCGCTGGTGACTGAAGGAATAACTTCTGCCCTTCGTGTGGGGCAAAAGCCTCTAAGACCTTTTCTTTTTCAAGAATCTCTTTGGTCTTCAGTGCCTGCAGAAGTTCCTGCTTCTGCTGGAGAGACAGCCCCTTGAGTTGATTCTGTAAACTCTGCTTCGATGACAAGCGGGTCACTCTTTCGGGGTTTACGCTTTTGAGAGCGTTTCTTGGTTGGGACACCAAGGGAGGTTTCTAATAACTTGTTTGCACCGGTCTTTTGAATGAGGGCTAGGATCTGACTGTCGACATCGCGTTCGTTCATTTTACTGATGTCGCCATAGACATTGATGGAGCGTTCAACGGGCTTACCCTCTGTTCGGTTCAAGATCTCAGTCGCTGCTTTAAGCCGAACTTCATCCTTCTCAGACTGGGTAGCTTTGAGAAGTTCCATTGCCGCGATGGTGGTAGATCTTTTGAGGATTTGGTCAGCACCGCCGCCAGCTTTGATGGCGGCCCTGATAGCGGGAAGCAACTCTTGAAAGAGTTCAAACTCTTTCTGTGCTTTAGGCTCGAGCTTACGCTTTTTGTGAATAGCGTCTAACAGCTCACGCTCTTGTTTATTCCCCATCTTTGTTAGGTCCAATTTCAGCTTGATGAACATCAAGCGTCGGATGTTTTTTGAAGCAATCCACTAGTGCTTGCCAGGCTTCAGACTCGTCCAAAACGTCGCCTTTTTTGTTCACCAAAATTAATTTTATCGAGAGAGAATTTCGTTCAACTGATTTGGAAGCTTTTTGTCTGATCAAACTCATAAAATGGGAAATTTCCTGGTCTAGGTACCCCTATAGGGATTCCTGGGAGAGAGCAGGCTGCGGTCACCGCCCCTTCGTGTTTTTGATTTATTATCCCGCGCCTTGGTTTAAACCGATCTACACGCCTTATAACCACGTTATATGCACACCTGTATGTGTGGAGAGAGGTGTGTGGAGGTCTATCTGGGGGTTGGGGCCTTTTGTGAGGAGGGCTTTAAATGCGTTTATACGGGGTCTTTGTGCGTTTTATATAACATAAAATACACTTCACCTATCTATCATGAGGCTTTTTGCCTCGTGGAGCTTTTTTCTGCGAGCAGAGCCCTTCTCTATTTGTAATCAGAATAACACACTCTCCTTTGAGGACGGCCCAAAGTGTCACTTTTGTATCACTCAAATCCAAAACAATTTCAGCTATTTGTCGCGAACTGTCGAATCACCGACAACTTTTAGCTTAATTTGCTAAATCACCCATTGAAATCACTAGCCTTTTTCTCGGCACGCTTCGTGCATTTATTCAAATTAAGCAAATTAGCTTAATTATCTAAACGTATGAGACAATGATTATGAAAGAACACATCAGTAAATACGAACAAGTCCTAAGAGAGCACAAAGAACTCAACAAGAAAGCTCTCGATATTTACTTCGAAGAGATCAATCAAATCATTGCCGAGTTAGAGGGAGAACTTAATGACGGCAACTAGATACAAACCTACTGAAGCACAGCAGGTAACAGATCAGTACAAAGGTAAGACACGTGTGATCTTTCATCACGCAGCTACAGATATTTACGAGCAAGCTACCTGGATTACTAAAGGTGAATTGGCAAAGCACTTTCATTATTCACGAGTAATCGGAGCAATCAACGGCATCCCAGTGGTGGAGGTTTAATCACATGAGTAATCTTTATTTACTTCTTTACCCATTATTTTGGATTGCAACTGTAACCCTTACCATCATCGGCATTGCAGCCACATGTTCTTACAGTTGGTTACTTGCAATTGCGTTGCTCATCTTTGCATCGCCAGCTCTTCCAATCATTGGATTGATTTCACTTTTCTAAACGTGGCCTCAAGGGAGGGGTTCACAATGAAACAAATCGGTCTTCCAACACTCGAGTTCTTAATCAAACTCAAATCTACAAATGTGTTTTGGTTTTTAGCTTTAATTAACTGCGCTCGTAAGAGTCCAGCATTGGCTAAAGACTGTGTTCAGCAGGCGGCCAAACACCTTAATAAACCTGACTTAATAGCCAAAGATCTCAACTTCTTCGAGATCAGTTACGCCGTTAATCAGGGCTACTTCGATACCCTCAATGCCTTCGATCACATCGATTCCAGCGCCTGGAGGTTGTACAGAGACAAAATCGCTAAGCGAATGAATGAGGAGCTATTCAAATGAAAACTCTCGCTATATTGCTATCAATCGTACTTTTTAGTTCCCCTGCTTATTGTTTAAGTGATGAGGATTTGTTGCACGGTGCTGCTCATACTGGAGCGTCCTACACAATCACGCATTTAACGCATGTCGTTTGTAAGGAAATAGCTAAAGGATCTAAGCTTACATGCACCTTAGTCGCAGTTGGCACTTCTACTGCCGCTGGGGTCGCCAAGGAAATCTACGACGGACCTAAGAACAATCACACCAAAGCTTACGTCGCTAACGCAGTGGGTATAGGACTGGCAACAGTTACAATCATAATCACTTGGTGATTGTTAGCTCTAACAAATTTGCTAACATAGGTTAAATGCCTAATAAGAATAAAAAGCCACGTAATCGTTTTGCAGATGCCGTTAAACTTCAAG